CCATCTTGGCGATCAACTGCCGGGCCATCATCTGTGCGAGTGCTGGATTGCCTGCTGCCATTGAAAGCCGCCTACTTCTTGTCAGACCAATAGGGCTTGTCGCCGCCTTCGGGGATCAGGCCAAGCGGGTCCTTGATGTTGATGACAGGGGTGTTGTTCACGTCGGGGCCGGGCTCGTTACCGGTCCTGCCGACAGTAAGGGGGGACTTAAAAATCTCGGTGTTGAAATTGACCCCGAAACCTTCCTTGATCTTCGCCATTTGCTGCTCCTTCGATGCTGGTATCTGATCGTGCTGGTTGAACTGTACGGCTGCTACTTCCGGCCCGTCCGCGTCTTGCCTACGCGCCGGTCCACTGCCCTCTTCATCCTGGGAATCGTGTGGCCTACACTCGCTGACTTCATGGTTAAACCTCCTTGGGATTCGGCAGGAAGGGAAGGTTACCGCTCCCTCTCCTGCCGTCTCCTGTCTTGCGCATCCTACGCTTTCGGCGTGGAAGGCGGGGCCTAGTCCCCCACCAGTTCCCACCTCCGGTCGCCGACCAGAGAAGCGGTTCGCTTCCCTCACTTGCGAGCGGCGGTGCGCCGACGCCGCGTGGATCGTCTGCCTCCACGAGCTGCCATCTGCGTACCTCCTTCGCTCCGGTTGCCGAGTCAGGCCAAAAAGGATGGTTGGTCCAAGCTGGTGCTCAGCGGTTAAGAAGACGGGGCGCGAAGGCCAGCAGCACCGTCTCCGGGATGAGTCAGGAACGCTTATCTTGGCGAGAACGAGTCTTCGCGCCGCGGGTAGCGATCTTGGCACGCATGTCGCGCAGGAACTTTCGGGGTTGCTCAAAATCCTTAACGACACGGGAGGTTGTTACAGGGGTTCCGGCCATGGGACTCAGGCTCCTTTCTAAAAGTTGATGCAGCGACGGTTAGGCTGACGAAACGGCCTAGTAGCGGTGAGCGCTCTTCCGCGCGACACGACGAGAAACCTTTGTGGACTTGGCCATGTGACCAGGCTCCTTTCGGAAAGTTGGTGGACGACAAAGCAGATCAGGCCAGAGGAGGATTGCTCCTCCCCGGACTGACTACTTGCGTTTTGCGGCGGCGCGCCGCTCTTTCTTGGTTTCTACACGCTTGTGATGTTTCATGGTGGTTCTCCTTCCGCACGAGCAGGGGCCTTGAGGCCAGAGAAAGTGCGATTAAGGAGATGGTAGCGCAGGAGAGAGGGGAGTGGGGAAAGGGGTAATAACACCAATATGCGGGGATAATTGGGGTTCGGCGCAGCTTAGTAAATGTTCAGTATAAAAGTCCGGCCCGAGTGCAGGCCGCCGCAGCGAAACTGGCAAACCGGAATGCCGAATTCGGCCAGCGTTCCGTTTCTCAACCATGTGTGAATTGTTTGCGGCCGGCGGCCCATCATGTGGGAAAACTCGTCGACGGTTAACCAGTGCGCACGCCAGTTGTGAGGAGGAGTACCACGAGCAGATGAAGCGTGATCGATGGGCGGCTCGGATTTTGCGGGCTTGCTCGTGGTTTCCAATTCTCTCCTTATTTCTTGCCTGATCGGACTTTAGCTAGTGCTTGCAGGGCCTGCTGGGTCTGCTGCTCCTGCGCAATTTCCGCTGGGGCCGGATAACCGAGGGTCCGAAGACCACGTTCAGGTCCAATTATCCCCTTCTCCATCAAACCCGGAGTGAGTTTGCGAATAACCGCCTCTGACAACGGTCTCACACTTGCTTGGTCCAAAGCCAAGTCATAAGTGCTCGGATCAATTATGCCCGCCCACGAGGCAAGGGTAAGATCGTCAACACCCTGATATGGAAGCGTCGTCGGCTGTTGGTACTTACACATCACGTCAAAGAAAAATGTGCCGATCGACTCTGCCGTCTCGCTCAAAAATCTTCCGGCCAATTGCAACAACCCCGAAGACTGCAAAACCGCGCTGTCGAACAAGTCGGTCGAAACATTTCCGGCGCCGGGATCTCCCTGCCGGGATGCGGAGAACCCCAGACAGTCGTTTTGGAGGGAGAGGAGCTTCTCGGCGCCCTGCAGCGCGCTGCTCCCAATAGCGTCGGGGGTGATCGGTGTGGGAGGCTTGCTGCCGGGCTTGATTGTCATCACTTCACCGGGGAGGCCTCCGAATCCGTCAATATCTATTCCTGTATTTTCCTCAATACACCATAAGGCATTGTTCATGCGCAGACCGTTCTCAAAAATTTGGCTGTAGAACCGCTGCGCCAGACGCTGCATGTTCTCGGTCATGCGGGTAACGGGGATGCCCCAGGGGCCGAACAGAGGAGGAAGTACATACTGAGGGAAGAGGGGGAACCTCGGCGCGTTGATGTCACGGCGCCGTGGGTACGGATTACCACCATCCTGTAAGATAACACCTTCGCACTCGATCAACCAGCGCCCGTTAGGATACTTCAACCTGACTTCCGGATCGATCAAGGATGTGGCAGGAACATCATCCTTCTCAACCGTCTCGCGAGTGTAATCCTTGCAGAAGCAGTGGTTGACAAGGCAACGCCATTCCGAGGTCTGAGTCTTTGAGTTCTGGCCCGGAGTTCCGGGCATCGTGCTCATCGGTCCGGAGGGCTGACCGATCCCGTAGCCGGAGTCCCCTGAGAAAGGCTGAAATCCACCGGAGGTGTGCCTTGGAGAGATCGCACGCGAGGTCACCGGCCACTTCAACCGGATATCCTCCAGATTCATCCAGGTCCCCCAACCAGAGAAACCGGGGTCCCAGGTGTAATCTGTGCCGGGATCGAAGAAGACCAACCGCGGGTCGATTGACCTGGCCCACATACCACCGTGAGCCCGACCCAGATCCGGATCAAATCCAGCCACGATCCAGCCAGCTCCGCAGTATCGAGCGGTCAACCCAGCCATCAGCAGGTGGAGATTCATCTTACTGATTTGCCACTGGGCCTGAAGGGAGACTTCGCGCGCGAGATCACGAGGAGTAGCGGGCCGGGTGGCAGGATCATCGGGATCGGCCTGGCGCGCTGCAGCGTAGGAAGGATCGGAGGAACCGGCGCTTGGGAAGACGTACATTTTGGGCGAGAGGTTACTGACCTGATTCGCCTCTTCGAGCATTATTCTTTGGAGCATCGGGATGGAGAGGGAAGGACGATAGACCGGACCAGGAGTCATCGCATCGGACATATTATAAAGCGATTCTGCGTCCTTAAATGCATTTTCACCGAGTGCTTTGTTACGGGCGGAGTCAGAACTTTCGCGCCATTCCTGAATGTGCCTTGCCCTGGGGTCGATGGATTCTTGCTTGGCTGACTTCTTATTCGCGCCAATGAAGACCAAATTTGCCATCTAACCCTCAGTCCCTCTGCATCCTATCGTAGCATCATGCACGCTTGCGGGTACGTTTGGAAGATGTTTTCTTCACCACACTGTTAGCGCCACGGATCGCACGAGCATCGTCGTGAGTCCTAGCGAGGATGGCGTTGGCCGTCGCAGCCCATTGACGCTGCCGCTTCGGCGACTTGACCGCGCGGTTATGCTTCTTGGCCTCGGATGCCGTCCAGGGCACGAATCAGCCTCTTTTCCTGGCCGAGCGCTTACCAGACTTCTTCTCAGAGGCGCGCACAGCCTTCTTCAAGAAGGCGGTGGAATGCGACTTCGCTTCGTAACCGGGTGTTTCATCCTTCTCAGACATGCCACATTCTTTACTGGACTTCATCAAACACCTCCAATTAAGTGAGAATCGACGGGGTTGGCTGCTTCGCCGGCTCGACGACGCTTGGAGCAACCGGCACGGGAGCAACCGGCACGGGAGCAACCGGCACGGGAGCAACCGGCGGGGCAGGAACGGCAACAACCGGTGAGACAGGAACGACGACGCTTGGAGCAACCGGCACGGGAGCAACCGGCGGGGCAGGAACGGCAACAACCGGTGAGACAGGAACGACGACGCTTGGAGCAACCGGCGCATCCACCACAAACTTATTCCGGAAATCGGCGTCCTTGACCACGGACGACTTCCCCTCGCTGTCAGTCACGATCCAGTCGCCGGCAAACGCTGGGCGGCCGCCCTGAGCAGTCTGGACGAGGACGACAGTCTGGTGATGCAGAGGATCTTCGCGAGTTGGGTAGCCGGCAAACGAATTGTGGGCATCGGGCTTGCCGAGATACTGAACCGCGGCAACCTCCAAAGGGGCTGGAACGCGGAGAGCGTAAGTCTTCGGCTTGGGCGCTGCGGGCGCGACTGCGTGCGGCACCGGTGCCGGTGCTGCCACTGGTGCAGGTGTTGGCACTGCCACTGGTGCGACTGGCACGACTGGTACTGCCGGAATCGATGTCATGGACATAAAAACCTCCTTAAACTTGGTTATGCGCGCCGTCCGCCAATTCTGGATCCGCGCCGGCGGGCCGAACGAGCCGGATTGCGACTGCTGCGATGGTGGGCAGCGGGGGAGGAGGTCGAACCTGACTCCCCCTCGGCGTCGGACATGCCGGCTCCAGTTTGCCCATCTCGTGTGGATTTCTTCTTCGGAGACTTGGCTGACCCGCCACTGAGGGCCGATTTCGCGTGATCCAAAGCCTCGTCGACGGAGAGGGCGACGCGGGTGACTGACCGGCCGGATTCACCCTTCTTGCCGGAGCGCTGGTGCCAGCGGACGACATGGCCGTTGTCTGCAGGGGAGATAGTGACTTCCGGAGGAGACTGATCGGTGTAATCGTCATCCACGGCGGCGACTCGCTTTCTTCGCACCTTTACGAATTGAGGACGAAACGCGATGCGGGGTGGAAACAGGAGGCGCGCCGCCGGAGCGGCCCGGGGGCCTGGCCTCGCGCGAATGATAGTTCTTGCGAGGATTCTCCGTCTGATTGGCCTCGAAGTAAGCCGGGGCCGTAGTCGAGAACTTGGGACGAGCGGTATTGGACACGAGGTGGGAGCCTCCTGCTCCGGCTGGGGACTAGGGAGAGAATAACGCAGACGGGATAGAGGGGGGTGGGAGACGCCATAACACCAAGGGGGTTTGACAAATTTAATGATTGACACACTGCCAAATATTCATTGATAATAACACATGCCTGCGCACCGCAAAAACTTTGACTCGGCAGTAGCTATGTACGAATCGGGCTTGTCAATCGAAGACGTAGCAATCGCACATGGCCGCAGCAGGCAAGCGATGTACGCAGCACTGAAACGGCGCGGCGTGGAATTCCGACCCAGACTGCGCTTTGGAGAAGACAATCATTTTTTCAAAGACGCGCCAGAATATGATGCGCGGGTTCGCATAATCGTCTCCAAAGCAATAGCGCGTGGCAGATTAATCCGAAAACCCTGCGAAATCTGCAGAGACAATAGTAAACAAAAAGACGGACGCAGCGCAATCCAGGCCCACCACGATGACTACAACAAGCCGCTTGAAGTCCGATGGCTTTGCGATCCATGTCATCGAGAGTGGCACCGAACACATGAACCGATCCGCAGAATAATTGATCTTCTACCAATGACACCCAAAGAAATCGCCGCCACGGGCGGAAAGAGTTCATGGGCAAAACACCCAAAAGAATCACTGAGTAACCTAGCGATAGCCAGAACCAAACGGAAGCACTCATGACAGCCTACTATAACGAATTCGATCCCTTTGCCGCGCAGTGGCTAAGAAACCTAATTGCAGCGGGACTAATCGCAGATGGAGAAGTGGATGAACGAGACATTAGAGATGTGTTTCCAATCGATCTTATCGGATACGCCCAATGTCATTTCTTCGCCGGGATCGGTGGCTGGAGCTACGCTCTCCGACTCGCAGGATGGCCCGACGACCGTCCCTGCTTTACGGGAAGTGCTCCTTGCCAGCCTTTCAGCGCGGCAGGCCAAGGAGCGGGGTTTGATGACGAGCGGCACTTATGGCCCGCGTTCTTCCATCTCATTGAGCAGCGACATCCTCCAGTTATATTTGGAGAACAAGTTGCCAGCAAGGCTGGACTCGCGTGGCTCGACCTTGTTCAAACTGACCTGGAAGCGTCGAGCTACACCACAGCAGCGGTCGATCTTTGCGCTGCGGGCATCGGGGCTCCACACATCCGTCAGCGTCTATTCTGGTGTGCCGACGCCCGACACGGGAATGAACCTGACAGACGCCAATTGGGAACAACGTCGGGCAGAATGCAAAGCGAAATGGGGCCAGAACGGATTTGGACTGACACTTGGAATGGCCGCGAGCCTAGCGGCAGTACCCAGCCCATGCACCCCCAACGGCGGGCGCTCGATGAGTATCGAGAAAATGGACGCGACAGGGAAGACGCTAGACGGCCGGAAGCACACGGCGAGCTTAGAGCATGTCGTGAAGTTCTCATCGGCGCCGACACCGACACTGCACGACTCGGATCGGGGCGGCCGAGCGAAACGCGCGATGGGCGAAAGTCGCCACGGCAGCAATCTTCAGGACTTTGCGTTGCTCAGTTCGACAGCGACACCTGCCGCCAGGGACTACAAGAGCAACTCCTCGACGGAAGAATTTCAATTGCAACAATGGAACCATCCGAGGGGGAAGCCTTTATCCGCGCAGGCTACACTCGCGGATTCTGGAGAGGCTGCGACTGGTGGCACGGCCGCGACGAAAAGTTCCGGCCAATTGAACCCGGAATACAGCCGTTGGCTTCAGG